ATCTATTGAGCCATCTGCTTTTAAGAACTCTGTAGATGATCCTCCTGTTTTTACGATTGTAGTGGCTTCTAATCCTGCTACTTGAATGTCTGCTAAAGCATATCCTGTGCCTGCCGTATCAACAGTAGTAGTAGGCTCTACCTCTAAGCCTTTAAATAGCTTAAAAGTGTCAGTATCTGAAGCATCCTTAAATAACCCTGCAAACTTAGTAGTAACACCTGAATCTAAAGAGTATTTAGCATAGAATCCTGTATCTACTGAGTTAGCATCATTAGCAATAGCTAAAGCTATCAAAGGATCTTCTACTGATAGCGTCTGAGTGTTTACTGTGGTAGTAGTGCCATTTACTGTTAGATCATTGCTAACTATCAAGCTGCCTGCTATTGTAACATCATCAGTTAAGCCTACTGTGTAAGATGGTGCGCCTCCTAGAGCTTGATTAGCAGTTCCTGTTATTTCTATTTGGTTTGTAGTGCCATTGATTGTGATTTCAGTGTTACCCTGTACAGCTGTGTTAGCAGTTGAGCCATAATCTACCGAAATAGTGGGTGCTGATCCTTCTCCTGTGTTGCTTCCAATAGTAACTCCTGTACCTGTTCCTAAGTTAGCTACATAGTCTCCTGTTGTGTCAGTTCCTAGTGCTACTGAGTTAGGCTGAATAGTAGCAGCTATTGTGATATTAGCTGAGCCATCAAAACTAGCCGACCCTGCTACATCTCCTGATAATGCAATATCTCTAGCAGTTTCTAAAGTACTAGCTGTATCTGCATTCCCTGTTACTGCTCCTGTTACATTTGCGTTAATAGTGTCGGGTAATCCTACTGTAAAAGTCTGATCTGTTAGGCTTACTTCTACCTCGTTAGCTGTTCCCTGAATAGTCATTGTCTGAGAATCCAAATCTACTGCTGAGGTTGTAGTGCCATCTGTTATATCTAAATCCTGAGCTGTAATGTTAGCATCTACATAAGTCTTTATGGCTTTTGCTGAGGCTAGTGTGTCATCTGAAGCTGATACAGTTGTAAGGTCTGTGTCTAATACACCGCTTTTAAGATTATTTACTTCTAAGTTTGAGATAGTATTGTTGTCTGCATCTATGGTTTTATTAGTCAATGTTTCAGCTCCTGTAAGAGAGGCGAAATCATCGTCTGATAGCGCAGCATTAAACTCTGCTAAAGTGCCTGTTAAAGTATTGTCAGTAAGGTCTATTGACTTATTAGTAAGCGTTTGTGTGCCTGTAAGCGTTGCTACCGTGCTGTCGATATTAACTGTAAGAGTTTGCCCTGATGCTGTCGTATCTAATCCTGTTCCACCTGCAATAGTAAACACTTGTCCATCTAGATCCACAGAGCCAGTACCAGTATCTCCTGCAAAATCTAAATCTTCTAGCGTAATACGAGAGGCAACATAATCAACAATAGCAGCACTAGTAGGAATGGTTGTGTCGTTGTCGTTATTAGCAATACCATCTGCTTCATCTACAAACTTTGTTATAGTAATATCTTCGCCTGTATCTTTTAAGGAGCCAAATTCTATAGTACCCTCTGCTTTAAGGTCTCCTGTTGTGTTTAAGCTGACACCTGAGCCATTTCCTACTCCATCTGTAAGCTCTTGTAAAGAAGCTGCTAGCTCTCCATTGTCATTAACTTTGATTAACGACTTATAGGTGTCTTTTATTGTGTTGCCTGTTAATGTTGCCATTTGTTATTTTATTTAAGTACTGTTTTAGTTTTGTAATGTTTTTCTCTTTCGGTTTATACTTCATAGCACCCACCCATTAAAATTAGCATCGTGAGATGGGTATATGTCATCATTGCTATTAGATGTGTATTCAGGAAATCTAGTTTGATTAAAAGCCATATAGTCAATAAATCTCCTTGTGTAATATTCAGCTATGTCTAGCTCTTTTTGCACTAAATAGTCCACCTCTTCCTTTGTTACTGTCTGAGCAGTTTCACTCGTATGCTTAAATATCCCGCCATTCTTTATTGTATAAGCAGCAAAAGGCAAATAGTCCACCATCGCATAGTGAATTAGCATTGGCTGCACATAGGTATTGACTAGTGTTAGGTAATCTCCTGTTAAGTTACTAGCTAGAATATCACTGCTTATTTTATTGTATAAATCTGATCCTAAGTAGTTTCTAACGTGAATCTCTTGAGCTATCTTAATGAACTGTATAAACTTGTCAGTATCAACGTTGCCGTCAATAATGCTGTTTCTCACTAGGTCTGTTCTTGTTATAAATAGTGCTGTTGCCATTAGTTAAATCCTTTATCCTGTTTTGTTGTCCAGTTCTTAGGTTTTAAAAACCCTCTGTTTTCCTGATCTCTTGTTCTTTTAGCAACCTTAGCATCGTTTTTATCAGGCTTTAAGCCCTCGCTTCTTGCTTCATTTACACTAATTTCTGCATTAGGATTTTTAACATCAGGTGCCACATCAACTGCCATATATGTTTTACGCATCCAAAAGTGTCTGCAAGAGCCTCCTCCTTTATAGAGCCATATATCGTAAGTGTCTGCTCCTTCAGGTCCCCAACCCTCATTTACCTTCATAGTTGACATTTTTTGAATGTCCTCTTTTCTGTATATTTTAGCTGCTTTTACCATTTGAGAACAAAAATCTCTGCTTTGGCTATCTACTTCTAGTGGTGCATATTGGTATCTCACTTTAAATTTTTTATTACCAACTTGAGTGTCTTGCTCACTTTTTGCATTAGGTCTAGCCACACCTGTCGAAGCCAAGCCTATCATTTTATCCAAAGCTTCTTCTTGGTCGTAATCTACTTGTCTTTCATCTACAAGCACCCAATTCTCTAAGTCTTCATCTTCACCTAGTTCGCTAAGAGCTTCAAATACCTGATCGTTTGACAAACAAACTTGCTTTGCCATTTTAACTCCTGTTTCTTCTTCTCTAGTTTCTTCATCTACCACATTATCTAAGTCAGTAAACTCTAGCGGTTGTAATGTTTTGAAATATAAATTAAGTGATATGCCATTAAAAGCTAACAGCTGATCAAAAGCATCTATCAAAAGATTTTGAAATGGTCTAATAACTGTGTTATCCATCAAAATAGAAGCTGTTTTAAGCTCGTCTGCGTTATTTCCTAGCCCTGTGTTATCCTTAATACCTAAAAGCATCGGAGAAACGATCCTATGGCTTACTAGTATCTTTCTAGTGCTTTCATCTGAAAGGAACTGATATTGATTGTGAGCATCTGATAGCTGAACAGGCTCTATGTTAGCCTGAGCATCTGCATTGTCATTAAAACTAAGTATAAACTTTCCTGCATTTGAGCTGCCTGAGAACTTTTCGTATATTCTATTCTCAATCAATCTTCTTTGCTCCTCATTAGGCACACCGTTGTTAAAGTTAATCAGCATACTAGGTGCTAGCCCATTCATTATGTTGTTAAGGTGATAGTTGCTTATTTCTTCTTCTAGCTCACTATATTGCAATCCTCCTTGGTAATCAACAGGCGAATAGTAATAGAATCCTGCTCTGTAAGGCTTGACTACATAAATTTCAATAGACTCTCTGCTACTACCAAAGCAAGGTATTCTCTTAGGTTCGTCTGTTGGCTTGACTTTTGTCCAGTCCTTAAAATAGTAGTAAGCCTCTATGTCTCCCTCTTCGTTGCATTTCTCAGCTCTTAGGGTTTCAATAGGAAAATGCTCAACTTGTGCAATCTTAGTACGATCTTTTGAGTAAATAATTTGCATTGCACAGCTACCCATTAATTTTAAGTCATAGACTAGCTTTCTTACGCAATCTTTTTTAAGCAAAGATACCATCTGAGCATATTCATTTGGCTTTCTATCTGAATCAGTTGCATCTAAGCCTTTGCCATAGATCATTTCTGACAGCCCATTAATAGCAGCGTTATTTGTTGGTGAGCCATTATATCTATCTATCAAATACTGATAGTAGTTATTGTCATCGCCATACGATACCCAATTTTGCCCTCTAACTTCCTTAATTTTAGGTGAGGTGTACGTGCTAAGGTTTACTAAATGCACCTCAGATTGAGTTTTTAGCTTGGGGGCTGGTCTTTGGTTTTTTATTTTTCTCATATTATGATATAATCATTGTCGTATGTGTCCTCTGATACATACTGATTTTTATTTACGCTGTAATATTCATCTTCTGTTTGGTCTAGTGGCTGATCAGTACAGAATATTTTATCTTTATATAGTGACAAAGCAGCACCTTGTGAATCCTCCCACTTGTCATAGTTCATATCCCAAAGCAAAGTGTTCTGTTCCCACAAATTGGGATCTACCACAAAGTCAAAATCATAAAATCTGCCCTCTATCAGATTAAAACTTGCAGTATATACTAGCTCATCGCCATCTTGCACCAAGCTAACAGCCTCATTTGTTGTAACATTTGTGCTGTCATCCCGAATATATAACGTAGCACTTGTTACATATTCTCTTGGCACGAATCTTAAAGTCTGCGCAGATGTGCTTGTTGTAAGTATTTTCATACTTATATAACGATTCTACATATTTATTTTGTATTCATATAAAAAAAAAGGGAGGCTAATGCCCCCCTCTTCTCGAATTATGAAAAATAAAATTAAGCATCAGGATCAATCTGAGTCGCTGAAGCATCGTCAGTTACCACTGTTGAGGTAACAAAGTATGCAGGTGCCGTTTCCATAGCTTCAAATGTCAAGGTAAATCCTGACAAGTCAGCCATAGCTGCACCTGAAACTATTGTGCCCCCAGTTACCTCAGCTCCGTGTTCTAGTCCTACTAGGAAAAAGTTCCCATTGTAGTCCTCGATAGCAATGTGTGGTCTAGCAGCAGCTAATAGTTTGATTTCTTCCTGAGTACCTTTGTCTAAGAAAGTTAGAGTAAGGTTCAAGGTTTGAGTATAAAAGGTAGTACCATTTTCTCTTGATGAATTTACAGTAGTTTCCAAGCTAGAGTTCCCTTTGATGTCAAATTGATACCAAGTAGGAGTTCCTGATAGGGCTGTAATTTCACCTGATGAAATGGTAGCCGTACCTAGTGTCCCATAGTCAGCAAAGTAAACAGTTTTTAAACCGCCTACTGCCGACTTACAAGGTAGTGATCTTCCAGTTGTTAATGCACAAGCCATATTTTAAGTATTAAAAAAGGGCAGGCAGGAATCTTCCTAACCCACCCTTTATATTAGACAATTATTATTTATTAAGCTAGAGTTAGCAAAGCAATATCTCCACCGATTCCGTACTGTACACCTGCAGTAAATCGCATTACTACACGCACATTTTGAGAACCATCTAGGTCAGCCATATCTAACAATTTTACTTCTTGGTGGTCAGACAATAGACCAGTACCGAAGTAGAAGTTAGATTTTTGTCCTGCTACGATGTGATCAGATGGCATTCCAGGAGCTAGAACACACTTAATTCCTTCAAAAGAAAGTGCATTGCCCATATTATACCACTGTGATCCTTTAGTATCCGTACCTGCAGCACCTAGTCCACTAGCACCGTATCCACCTAGATAGCGAATATAAGCTTGGTGAGCAGCAGTAGGCATATAAATAGTTAAATCTTCTTTGCCATAAACAGCTGAGGGTAAAGCATCTACTACGTTTCCTAGCAAAGTGTCAATGTTAGTAGAAGAGAATGCAGTTTCACCACCGTTAGCAGCATCGTTTACATCAGCATCAGCAGCAGCAAGTACTGTGATACCATCAAACTCACCTGCGTTTCCATTAACACCACCCCAGATGTTTTGCTCGTTCTTTTCAGCTACAAGACCTGCAACGTGGCTGATCAAAAAGTCGCTGAATTTAGGAGGCAAGTTGTCAAAAGCAGAATAGCCCATTTGCACAGCTTCCCAGTCAGAAACAAAATCTTTCTTGCAAAGCTCTAGGTTTACTTGAAACTCCTCTGGCTGAAGAATACGCTCAGTCAAAGTGATAGTAGCTGTGTCAGTAAAGTCACAGGTAGCGTCTTTGATTACATTAGCATCGGTAGCTAATTTTTTAATAACCTCTTTAAATTTTACATTAGGTTTAATTTCAATATTACCCTGATCCAAAGTAGGAGAAGATAATAGAGCAGCAGAAATGTACTTCCCTGCAAATTCGCCAGCATATGTACTGGTAATACTAGTTGTTGTTGCCATTTTTTATTAGATTAATTTAAGTTTGCAATTTTTTGTAACACTCGATCTTTTGTTGTCAATGCTCTGCGCTGACCAAACAAAACTCTTTCTTTTTTAGTTTCAGCTTCAGGATTGTGCTTTAGTGGAGCAGCAGCAGGTTTAGATAATTCTTCTTTTAACTGTGCTTCTTCTTCCGCAACTTCTTCAGCAGCTTCTTCTTTTCCTTGAATCATAGCTTTGATTTCTTCGATCATAGATACAACCTCAGCTAGTTCTTCTTTTGTAGCGTAGTTCATTTCTTCTTTCTCCTCCTCTTCGGGCATATCCTCATAGGCTTTGATTTCTGAAATAACTCCCTCTTCTGCTACCAATAGTACTTGTCCATCTTCCATAGTGTACTCGCCTACTGGTACAGCAACTTTTTCATCTTCTGTTAAGATAAAAATCTCGTTTCCTGCTTCAAAAGCTTCGGCTTCTAAAACAGTTCCGTTTTCTAGTTTCATTTGAGCAAAGTTTACCTTTGGTTCTTCGGCTGTCTCAGCAGCAGCTTCTACTTGTTCAGTAGCTACTTCTTGCTCTTTGACCTCCTCAGAAAGCTCAATGCCTAGAATGTTTTTGATTTCTTTTAGCATTTCTGTTGGGTTTTTCATATTAATATAGCGTTTAACGATTTATATTTTGCATTTTTAATTATTGCCGTAAATATTTCCTATTCCCTGTGCCCACAAAGAACCGTCACAGCATTTGCTTGAATAGGTGTTAGAATCCTTACAAAGGCAGCCTCTCTTGCTTCCTTTAGGTGATGTTCTACTAGGAATTTTGTTGTCGTGTTTAGGCATAGCTTTGAGTTTTTTGAATGAAATATTCTATATCCCACACAGTAGAAGTTCCTCCGTGAGACTGTATATATAA